TTTCATTAGTATAAATTGTATTTAATTGCATACTCATTTAAATGAGTTAAATTTAAACTTGCATCACTTGTAAAAATTGCTTTTAATTTAATTTGAGTTCCAGTATGAGTTGGTCTAAAAATATTAGCATTAGTTACAGATTCATAATTTGTACCATTATCAACACTAATTTCAAAATCAGCACTAATTGTTCCTGCCGAATTAGTATTTAATATCGGAATTAAATTTGTAACTGTTTCATCAGCAGTTCCTACAGTTATTATTGATTCATTACTAGTTGAACTAGATAACTTAGTTAATCCAGATAAATGTGCAGTAGCATTTCCACCAGTTCCAGTATTTCCTTTCACTGCTCTTATTCTTAAATACCATGATGCACCATTATTTAAACTCGATAAATCTGTACCAGTTTTTATAATAGTATCAAAATTTGTTCCAAAATAACATGTTTCACCAGTTTTATCTATATTTAATCTATATCTTCCAGATGAACTAGTACTATCATAATTTACATTGGCTAAACTAACTACAGTAGTTCCATCAAATATATCTAAATATGCGTGATCTCCTGATAAACTAGAACAACTTAGAGAGTATGTAAGTATATAAGATTCACTATCTCCTAAGAGTATTGGAGTAGTTCCAGCTGAAGATGTCACAGTAGTATCTCCGCCATTACCACCTAAAGCATAATTTAAAAAAGCATAAATATATCCACTAGTTTGTCCCCAAGTAGTTCCTAAACTACCTGTACCAGCACCTGTCCAAGTATCAGCAAATGTACCAGATGTAAAATTATATTGTGTAATTCCCCAAGAAGCATAACTATCAGTTAATCCAGTATTAAAAAAAACATTTTTTAGATTAGGTTCTCCTTCATTATTTAAATCAGCATCAAATCCAATGTAATCTGCATTAAAAATATTTTGTGCTGTGTCATTCCAAATATTACCCATTGCATTCATTACTTCATTAGCATTTGCAACTTGTCCGTTTGTTATTGCCATTTTTTATTTTATAAACTTAATTAATATAACTATATAAATAATATTTTATTTAAAAATGTTAAATATTACTCTATACAGTTAATATATCTCATGTGTCTCTTCAACTCTAAGCTCATTAGTTCCATCAAATGTTAATGATGGAATTGAAGTAATAGACCATATACTACCAGTAGCAGTAAGTCCAGATCCAATTCCAAATTCAGTTAGCTGTGTTCCGCTTATTTCTACTGAGTTCCAATCAGCTTGCCATTTAACTTTTTGTAATGAAGGATACGATGTAGCAGTAAATAATTGTGCATCTGCTCCACTAACTAATGTTGTATCTGTAACTGCAGCAGTACTACTTCCAATTCCAATAAAAACACTAGTTGGATAATCTGCTACACTACCTCCTAAAAATAAAGCTAGTCTATTTTTTTCATAGTTTACAACAACCATAATAATTTCCTCCTTTTCATTTTAAAAATAACACCCTGACCATGCAAGTTTCCATTCGCTTGCTTGTGAACCTAATAAATTTATTCCTAATAATCCTGCTTGCAGATGTCCTAATACAAATTCTGAAGTTGTACTATCTCCCCAGTTTCCAACATTCCAAACTCCGAATTGAGTACTTCCCCAAATTAAAGTATCACCTGCAATATTTCTAGTATAAACTTTACAACCACTTTGTCTTGTACTTAAACTTCCAGTAGTGAATTCAAATCTAGATAACGTATCAGCAGTTTCTATATCTTGTGCTTGAATAGTCCTAACATCATTCATTAAATTTTTAATAGTATCTGTAATGTCATTTAATTTTTTATTTACTTGTATAGTTAAAACATTTTCTTCTCGATTTTTCTTTTTATTAAAATCATATTGAACTTCTAAAACATCATAAGTTTTATTATTAATATCTTGATCTGGTAAATTTATAATTGCTGTTTGAGAAGGAGTCATATCAATTATTCCATTAATATTTAAAGTTCCTTCTATTTTAGGTTCAACACTATCACTTAATTCTTGCGCTAATCTTTCTTGAGCTGTAGTTGGATCTTTAATAGACTTATCTAATATTTTTTTAATTCTTTTCCCATATGCTTTTATACTATCGTTATCTTTTCCTACTTTTACAATTGGTAAACTTCTTTGATAATCTACAGTAATCAATTGACCATTTGCTGGAATTGACGAATATCCTAAAGATGTACCTGAAGCAAAAATAATTTCGCTATTATCATAATTAATTAAATAATTAACTCCACTAGTTGGAATAACACTCATTTTATCAATAGCTCCTTTCTGTCTTGTAACATCAGTAATTGGACTTCCAACGTCTACTCTAGTATTATGGGGCTTATAAACTAATGATACAACACTACCAGCTCCGTCTGAAGTTGCTTCTTCTTTATATGAATCTAAATATCTATCACCGTAAACCCAGATTTCATTGAACACTGTATCTCTTCTCTTAACAAAATTAGTTCTAGTAGAATTAGTATTATCAAATGTTTGTCCACTGCTTTCACTAGATTTTTCTATAAAATGTAAATCTTTATCATTATCAACGTAAAAAGTATATCCAGCTAATTCAGCTAATTTTTTAACTGCATCAAAAACTGGAGTATGATTAAATGTAATTCTTTCAACTGTTATTGGAGAATCGTTAACATTAGTTATAGTAATATCATCAGTATATTTATTGATGATATCTTTAACTATAGAGCCAGCAGGAAGATTTGTATAAACTTCTGGTTCTACAGTTCTGTCCATTAGTCTTGCTGTATAATCTCTGCCTTGTAATGTTAAATTTTGTTTTAATTCTCTACTCGGAAATCTTTTAGTTTCTAGTATTCCTGTAAATATTTTAGTAGTTGGAGGATTAATATCTTTGTCTGCATAAAATATTACTTCATCTCCTACGCTATAACTATTCGAATTTTTTCCATTGAAGTTATCTATTGAAGCCGAAAAATTTGAAGCAGCGTTAGTATCTCCACTCTTTTTTCTAACTTGAGAGCTAAAACAATCTGTTACAGTACTTCCACCTATTGTTATTTTATCATAAATTGTCATTTTTAAACACTTATTTTATCACCTAGTTCATCACTAAGAGCTTTACTAACATCTTTAGCATCAAGACCGTATAAATTTTCTATATCTATTGCTACAACATTACCAGTTCTTGCAGTAGCAGCTCTTAAATCAACTAATTTTTTATTTCTTTCAATTTCTAACATAGTTTTCATATTTTCAATATCAGTTAATCCACCCATACCTTCAAAAGATACTTTACCAACTAATCCGATATTTACTCCGGGTAAACTATTTAATCCTCTAATAACTACATTTATACCATTAATTAATCTATTAACAAATGATTCGAATATATGAATAATTCCATTAATTGTATTAATAAAAAAGTTTTTAATAACTGTCCAAACAATTTTAAATGCATCTAAAACACTTAACCAAGCCATTTTAGCAACCAGTATAAAGTTCATAATAATATCTACCCAAGCATCAACTGTTAATTTTATTATTCTTATAATTGTTACAAATGTTGATACTAGAATACTAAAAATACTAGCAATCGCTGGCGCTATTTCTTGTATAGTCGGAATTAGTTCATCTTTAATTATTGGAATTATATCGTTAACCATTGGTAATAAAGCAACTCCGATATCTTCTCCAAGTAATCTGAATTCATTTTTTAATATTGCTAATTGTGATTCAGTAGTTGCATATCTTTTATTAGCCTCATCAACTAATGCTGTATTCTCTGCCCAAGCTTGACCACTAGTTTCTAAAGTTCTAGTAATTAAGTCACCTGCATTTGATAACGACAAGAAAGCTCTTGCTGTTCTTATACTACCTAAACCAACAGAATCTAATGTACTAATTGCTCCATCGCCTTGTTCTCCTAAGCCTATAACGAATTTCTCAAATGCTTTACTAGCATCTTCTTTCCATAAATCTTGAAACCCAACTGCTGACAATCCTGAAGTTTTAGCGAACACTTCTAATTTATCATCTGCGTTAGTTACTGATTTAGTTATTTGTAATAAAGCTTTCTGCATCGCTGACCCTCCAGCTTCTGCTTGAACACCAACTGAGGATAAAGCTGCACTAATTGCGAACACATCATCAGTAGTTAATCCTGCTATCTTTCCAGCTCCTGCAATTCTCTGAGCAAATGTTGAAATTTCTGCTTCTGTTGTAGCAAAATTATTACCTA